GCATACCTGCTGCAAAACGAGATAGGAGGCACACGATGAGCCAGTTCGCGAATGGCGCGCTGCAGATGCGCGTCCGCAAACACCAGAACGAGACCAGTGACCACCACGCCGAAGTCGAAGTCAGCTTCTTCACTTCGGCCGGACGCGCCGATTTCACGTTCACGAAGGTTGATGTCCAATTCATGCGCCGCGAATGCAATCGCATCCTCAAGGAACTGGAGGAAAACAAATGACCGACAATGACTACCGGCTCGAAGACCAGCGGGAAAGGAAACCGAACTACATGCTGCGTCGCATCCTCTTCGCTCTCGCAAGCGTCTGTCTCATCGCCAGCCTGACCATCATGCTCACCTGGCATGGAGGCAGCATGAACACGGCGCTCATGGTCGAAGGAGTGTACATCGCCTCCGCGGCATGGCTGACCGTCAAATTCGCACCCAAATACGACGGAAAGGACGACGATCATGCCTAGCGGAGCCAACAGCCTCCAACTGCACGCGAAGTACGCTCCGGTCAACCGCGGCAGCATCCGCTACGGCGCATCCCGAAGCCACGGCCACCACACTTCGCCGAAGACATGGAGCCAGGAGACCGGCATCGACCTCGACCGGCTCCTCCACGACGAACGCGAGTACATCACGCGGATGAGACGCCGCACCCGGCGTGACATCGACGTGAAACCACGCATCCAACGCGTGTACGAGACGATCATCGCACTGCAGATGGAAGGAGTGACGCCCAGCAGCCACAAGGTGGCCTTACGGCTCAACATCCCCCGGAGCACCGTGATGGGCGACGTGCACAGGCTCGCCGACATGGGGATTGCTCGTCAACGCGCGGACCCGACGCGGAGGCTTCCTCACCACCGGCAGAACGCCCGAATGGAGTGACCTGGATTGAGTCTCGAAACATTAAGCCTGCCGGAATGGCCAATGGTGTGCGAGCTCACCGTGCCTGGCGACCCGCAGTCGAAAGGTCGTCCACGCGTCTACCAGGGACACGGCATCACCCCGACGCGGACGCGGGAAGCCGAGAACCGCGTGTACTCGGAATGGCGCAGCCGGTATCCGAACCTGCCGCCATATGAAGGCCCTGTCTGTCTGGCGCTCACGTTCTGGACGGCAACACGGCGCGGACGTGACTGGGACAATCTGGCGAAACTGTTCACCGACGCGTTGAACGGCGTCGCCTACACGGACGACCGGCAGATCATCGAAGCCAGCGTGCACGTGCACCGTCCCGACCAGTACGTGCTTGGCGCGCACGGCAGGCCACGCAAACGGAAAAGCGGCGACCCGCTCACATGGCACGGCCAGCCATACACGCCATGCACGAGGGCCAGCATCTACTTCAAACAGGAATACATACCCAGATAGGAGAAAACACCATGAAAAAAATCAATTTTTGCAAAGCAACAACAATCATTTTAATAATCAATGTTATTTTATCTATTGTTTTATTTTTCGTTGTTCCTGATAAAATAGCAATTCAATGGGTAGGTACATCCCCCAGC